GGATGATTTGCTAAAAGAGATACTGTACTTCTTAGTGAAGTACCCTAACATCACTATCAGGTACCAAGATCAGAACTTCGTATTCCCTATTCAGATTGGAATACCTGACGACATAACTGATATCTCTAGATTTGAAGATACGGGAGATATCTATAGAATGTCAATTCCCTTATCAGTACCTGATGCCAGGTTTATGTTTTATGACGATGTTAAGAAGTTGAAGTACATTAATATTGAGTTATATGTAGATGACGAGTTTGATGATATAATTGAGATTCCTAAGGAGGTGGAATAATGAAGTTGTACAGAGTAACATCTTTAGTCAGCCATGGAGTAAGCTTTCCTATAACAAGTAATGGGAAGGTCCAAGAGGTTTATATCGATAATAAAGGTTCGTCAGTTAATACAGAAGAATTAAATCATAGATTAAAGGTCTTAGAAAGAACTGGTACGATAACTATTACTAAGCTTAAGTCAGCTACTCGAATTAAAACTCCGAGTATTAGTGAAAGAGAGTCTCAGGTAAAGTCTCTCGTTATTGAACCTAAGCCTAAGGAGGAGAGTAAGCCTACTAAAGAGGATCCTAAGAATGATAAAGATAATGGTAAGGAACTCGATGAGGAACCTGACAGTAAGGCAACTAAAAGTACTAATAAACAAAAGCCTAAAAAAGGTAAAAAATAGTTATAAGCTAGGAGGAATAATTTATGGCTAAGATGTCTTCTCCAGGGATCTATGTTAACGAATCTGATCTGAGTCAATATTCAGCAGTCATGGATCCATCCAAGATTATTGCAGTAGTAGGTGGAGCTCAAAATGGTCCAATTAATACTGTAGTACCTGTTAGATCTAAGAAAGAGTTTGAAACTATGTTTGGTAATCCTATAGACATTGGTGGCTTAACTGCTGTCAATATACTGAAGTACTCTAGCAGTCTGTTGTACGTAAGAGCATCCTCTGATTCAGCAAAAGCTCGTCAAGTGTCATTTTATGGAGTATCTGATGGTAATGCTGTAGCTGATGCTCTTGTTATTAAACACAAATATCCAGGTACTTTATTCAGAGATAAGCTAACTGCTAGAATCGACCTTGTGCCTGGTAGCAGTGAAGATCAATTCAGATTGGTTATTGAGAAGGGTGATGGAGAAGTCCTTCTCGATAAGGTTTATTCTTGTAAGGTAGATAGTCCCATCTTTATCGGAAAGGATACTTCTACTGACTTCATCTTTACTACTGACGAATCGGACTTAGATAGCATCGATGCTAACGAAGGTGAACAGTTCAGCGATGGTAATAACGGATTCCCGATCAGTGGTGACGACTATAAGGCAGCTGTTGAGAAATTGTCAGATAGTGAGACTATCGATGTTGATATTATAGGAATGCCAGGAGTAATTGATGGAACTGCAATCTCAGCTTTAGTTGACGTAGCCATGTCTAGGAAAGACTGTGTACCTATTATCGACCATCCTCAAGGACTGACTCCAGAAGAAGTAGCTCAGTTCTATGAAGGTCAGAGTGGTGACTATCCAATACCTAAAATCGATACTTCTTATGCAGCTGCTTACTCTCCGTGGGGTAAAGTATTCAACGAGTATACAGGAGAATCCCAATGGGCACCTCCATCAGCAGGAGTACTACCTGCAATGGCTGCTGAGTACGCTTCGTACGATCCATGGACAGCTCCAGCAGGAGTACCTAGATTCGTATTGAGTGTATTTTCTGAGTTAGAGAGAAGTCTCGATCAGGATGATAGAGACATTTTGTACTCCGCTAATGTAAATCCGTTGTGCAACTACAAGAACTTAGGACTAACAGCTTTAGGTCAGAAAACTCTTCAGAGGACTAATTCAGCAGTAGATAGACTTAATGTTAGATTCTTAATTAACTACATTAAGAAGATGGCTGAATTTAAGTCTGTCAACTACTTGTTCATGAACATCGATGACAATACATTCGGATCCTGGATCCAAGATATTAGTAAGGACTTGGATAACGTAAAGAACCGTGGTGGTATTTACGACTATAGAGTCAAGATGGACTGGGAGACTGTTAGTTCAGAGATGCTCAATAATAACATCATGCCTGGTGTAATTCAGGTCAAACCTACTAAAACTGCTGAGTTCATTCCTATTGACGTTGTCATCAGGAATAGAGACGATGAGTTTTAATAGATAAGAAAGGAGGAGTTATTTAATGAAAAGAAACTACGGACTTAATCCAATCGCAATGGGACTTCACAATAATACCTTGTACGAACCTCAAAGAAGCAACCATTTCGAGGTGTATCTCTACTTACCTTCTATTATCACAGAAGGTGATACATCTAAAATTGAGCAGTATAGGAAGTATATCACGCTAGCTACAACTGACTTCTCGTTACCTAGAATTACTACTAATCCTATTGAGATTCCTTATGGGAATACTAATATCAAGCTAGCAGGTAACGTAAGCTACGGTGGGGCTGATCAACTGACTTGTGTCGACTTCATTGGAGCTGACGTAGAAGGTATTCTATATGCATGGCAACAGTTAGTCTTTAACGTAGAGACTGGTCAGATTGGCTGGGCTCATAACTACAAGACTGATGCTAAGGTGTTAGAGTACTCACCTGATGGTGCTTGCTTAGCTACCTGGATTCTCAAGGGAGCTTGGCCACAATCTGTTGAGTACGGTGGTCGCTTATCTAAAGGATCGTCTTCCGTCAAGAACGTAGTAGCTACTATTGCTTATGACTTAGCTTATCGTAAGCACGGTACTTCTACTCGATCTGATGCTGAAGCAGCAGCTGCTGAGTCGGCTAAGAATATGACATGGAAGGACTCTGACCGGTACGAAGAGGATAACGTAGGTGGTCCGATCGAAGCAGTAAACGACCAGTTCTAATTAAGTAATACTGGAGCTCTCACATAAAATAATACAACTGAGTGTGGGAGCTCCACTTATCATTCACCAGTTCACTAAGGAGGAGTAACTAATGGCAAGAATGAATGAGGTAATTAAATTACCATCTAACGGAAGAGTGTACGATACTACAGAACTAACCTTACAAAATATGACAATTGCAGAGGAGAAGTTCATCTACGGGTCGTCTAGTGAGAAAGCTATAACTCAGATACTTAACAATTGTATCTTAGAAGAGATCGATGTAGATGATCTAATCGTCCCTGACAAACATTACGCTCTAGTAAGATTAAGAGTCTTAACTTATGGAGAGGATTATCCAGTAGATATTAGATGTAGGAACAGGAGTTGTGGAAGAGAGTTTACTCACGTAGTAAAGCTATCTGAGTTGGATGTTATGGAGCTACCTGAGAGTTATTCAGAACCACAACTAATCGAATTGCCAGTATCTAAGGATCACTTGAAGCTAGTCATCCCTACGGGTAAAAGAGTCATGAGGTATGAAGCTCTAGCTAAGAAGAAAGCTGACAGATTCCAATTAAACCTTGACGAAGTTAATTACGTGTACAACTTAATGATTAGCGTAGTCGCTGTTAATGATGATGAGCTGTTAGAAGATGAGCTTTATCAGTATATCATGGATCTTAGTGGAAGGGATTCTTCTTACTTGAAACATCAGTTGTCGAAAATCCAAGTAGGTTATGACACAGCGATGGAGGTGGAGTGCCCTACTTGTAACTCAGAGATTAGGTTTAGGTTACCTATGAGTACAGAGTTTTTTCGTACCAAGTTTAACGACTGATGCTGATGCTCAATATAGAATAAACGCATTAGAATCGATAAATTCAAAGATATTTAATCTAGTATATTACGGGAAGTTCTCTTATGAAGACTGTGAGAGCATGACTTCTGCTGAGCTGAATTGGTTTCATAAGAAATTACTAGAAGTGAAGGACGCAGAATTAAAAGCTAGAGAAGAAGCTATGAATGCTGTAAGTAGTAGATCTTCTCGAAGAATAGGTAATAAGATATCAAGAAGACCAACTAGGCTCAGTAGGAGGTGATCTAGTTTATGAGAGCAAGAGTAGGTTATGATATGGATTTAAGTTACATTGAGTCACAACTTGATAACCTACGAATGATAAATGAAAGCATAAGTAGCATAGACTTTCGTATGGACTCCATAATACCTATGACTGTAAGATTCGAGGATGACTTAGAATACAGTAACTCTTACTTCAGAAACACTCTTGATACAGCTACTAGAACTGAAAGTAGTATATCAGAGTTGTCAGAAGTCAATGCAGACCTACTTCAAGCACTAGAGATAGAAGCCATATCTAAGCCAGGAGTAGGTCTTGATAATGAAATAGATATTACTGGAGTCCTTAGAGAAGACGTAGTTGATCCACTGGTCACTAGCTTAGGAGATATAGAAGAAGCTATAGAAGATCAGTCAGGCACTCTTGGAGGTAAGTTAGATAGGATAGAATCTAAGACTGGAACGGGTAGCTCCATCTTAGGAGAAGAGTCACTACTTAGTAGATTAGGAAGTTGGATAGCTACTACTGCCATAACTGCTGTAGGTGTCGGTGGTAACTACATGATAGGGAGAGCATCAGGTGATATTACGGATATGATATACTCCAGAAATCAACTGATGTATGAAAGAGGAGTATCTGCAGAAGAAGCTGACGAGCTATATAGGATGCAGTTCAGGTACGAAGCCATGCCATTTATGGAAGAAACTGCTCCTGAAGCTAGACAGAGACGTCGAGATAGTACTAGATCAGCTATAGATTCAGGACTATCAACTGAGCGTCAGATAGAGTCAGCATCTCAACTCATATATGATTACGGAAGAATATTTCCTAATATTAACTTAGAGTCAAGAACGTTCTTCACTAATACGATAAAGTACTTAGATGAAACTGGAGATACTGTCGACCTCATTATGAGTAAGATAAGAGAGACTACTACTGATCTAATGGTATCTCCTTCGTTATTAGCAGATATTACAGATGGGTATACTAAATATTTCAGATTCATCACTGATTCAAATGAAGAATTCTCTAGAAGCATGCAAGGAGTAATTGAGACGGTAGGTAGATTAGAAGATGCTCAGATAGATAGTAGAGGTATCCTAGGAGACATTACTCAGTTCTCTCTATCGTCTCTAGACTCAGCAGCTGGAAGTCAGATGTGGACTCGGATGGCTATGATGGGCATGGATCCTCTAGAGATGAGAGAACGATACATGACTGGTGATATCGATGGTGTAACCATGGACTATCTGTCAGGCATAAAAGATTACTTTAGAGAATTAGGGTATGATCAAGATTCAGGAATAGATGAGAGATTCTTGATGATAGCCAGTCAATTAGGATTCAGTGGATCCGATCAAGTTCAAGATCTTATTGACATTATCCAAGGGAACTTTGAGGATAACTTAGAAGAATCTAGAGGTACTGGAGTAGATGACTACGAAGAGAAGCTACGACTGGATGCTGATGCGTACTATGATAAAGCATCTGCAGGATGGACGTACTTAACTGAATCTCAGAAGTTCCAGAACTCTATGACAGAGAGCTTGCTAGGTAATTCTACACTAGTAGAAGGATTTGAAAATTGGGATAGGATGACTAAAGGAGTATTTAGTCTAGAGTCAGTAGCTCAATCAATATTTAAATTCTTAATAGGTGGTCAAATATTTAAGGGAATTCAGAGCCTATTAGGTCGAGGTGCAGTAGAGACTGCTACAGGACTAGGTGGTCAGGTACTAGCTCCATCTGCTGGTACTGGTACAGCTGTTGCTGGAGGAGGACTGGCTACTGCACTAGGGACTGCTTCTCTGTTAGGTGGATTAGCATGGGGAGGACTCCACGCTTATAGAGGAGTGCAGTCATCTGAAGATTGGTTAGGAGAAGAAAGAGGAGATACGCTATCAGGAAGGATCTTCTCAGGAACTGGAGGATTCATCGGAGGTACTGGTCCTGGACTACTAGATGAAGACGCTACTGCTGGAGAGAAAGCTCTTAGTATAGGAGCTAATGCAGGTAAGTGGGGACTAATCGGTGCAGGAATAGGTACCTTGATAGCTCCAGGAGTAGGTACTGCAATAGGTGGTGGAATAGGAGCAGGAGCAGGAGCAATAGCTGGAATGATTAGTGGAGAGAATATTGCTAAAGGAATGGCTATTGCTTGGGACTCAACTACTGAGTTTATAGGTAACGTATGGGAGTTTGCTAAAGAAAAATCATCTAGTGCTTGGGAGTCAACTACTGAATTTGCATCATCTTCGTGGGAATTCATAAAAGAAACAGGATCTAGTACTTGGGACTCTATAACAGAATTCGGATCTACTAGTTGGGACTTTATAACTAACAAATCAGGAGAATTATGGGATAACACTAAAGAGCTAGCATCCAGTACTTGGTCATCTATAACAGAATTTGCATCTACTAGTTGGGAATTCATAAAAGAAAC